GTGGGCAACCATAAACGAGGCTTGTGCGGCTTATCTTCACTGTTGCCGGCTAAGCCTGGTATTAACCACGGCTCACGCTTCTTAAAGGGTTCTTTACTTTGCGAGTCTTTATAAACGTCGTTAGCATCTTGCCCGTATTCCCATTCGCTACGGTCGACAAAAAAGCAAGGCACCCCCGCTGCAAGGCACCCTTCGTGAATGCGCCACTCGGCCTCTGCAGAATAACAACGGTCGGGTCCGGTGGGGTTCCTTTTATCTGGCTTAGGTTCGTCCTTGTCGTAACAACATATTACGGTTTTACCCAAGAAAAGCTGCCAGTTCACTTGCACTTGGGTTCCTCTTAGCGCCACGGCACAGGTGGTCGGGTCGCTGCTAAACGCCGCTTCAATACTTAATGCATCTAACGGCCCTTCAACAACATAAACAGTTTTCGCTCGGCGAAGAGCTCGAGGGTCTAGCATCCAAAACACGCCATTCTTTTGGCCTAATGATTTGGTTTTCATGCCGCCGTTTAGCTCGGGCACATAGTAGCGATAGTCAACAGCTGCCAGCATTTTGGTATTAGGCTGATAAGTGATAAAACTCACCGCTTCGCCGCCCCAATGCGGTTCGCCTTGGGCCACGTTCGGGTTGGTGTAGTTTGTCCAGCCTAACGTTCTCTGTTTAATACCTTCAGTAATGATGTGATCGGGAATGCCACGCTGGTTTTTCAAATAAACACGGCAGCGCTCTTGGTCTTCTAGGCTTTTGCCAGCAATGTATGCCAGCTTCGCTGTATCGTCTGTGGCTTCTTCGGTTTCTTCAGGCAGTGTAAGGAACGGCAAAAAATACAACTGATGCAGCTTTTTATTCGCCGCTGGGTAGTCTAAGTCGAATACCCACATGGCTAGGTCGATGATGCTGCCGCCGTTCTGATTGTCGCGGTCGCGCCATACATCAAACTTAACGCCAATACTTATTTCTGGCCGCTCTGCACCGGCACGTTTCCACAACTGCTGTTCGCCATTGTCGCTCACTTTGGTGAGGCCCATGCGCTCAGCAGCGTTTGGCAGAGTAATGCGTTCTCTTAACTGATCTAACGTCAGCATTTCTTACCTCGTTTTTTTAATTAAGTGGTGACGGCGTTTCTAAGCGACGGGCAAGCTTCAATACACCCGTTATAACAATGAGCTCAGCGAACTTTTCGATGATTTCCGTGTTATTAATAATGAAATCGCTTAGCGCTTCGGAATTAGGCAGTAATTCGCACCACTCCCCTTCAGACTTGTTTTTCAGCATTTTCAATTGCTGCGACAACTCCGCTTCGGTCGCAGCAATTTGCTCTTCTAACTGTTGCAAATAGTGTTGTGTAAAAGGGTTGTTGTTAGACATGTTGCTTAGCACCCAACCTTTAGCCATTCGCTCACAGTGCGGGTACTCGCGCCTGCATGCATAATTTGCTGAATCGCTTCTACGTTATGTTTTTCAGTGACTAGGCCTGTGTAGCTTTTCTGCATATTCCATTTGCCGGCGCATTTGTCTTCACAATTCACTGTGGCTAAATACACAGGTCCCATGCCAGGCATTTGCAATGGGAAGTAATTTACCCTGGCAAACGTAGTGCGCAGGTTTTTAATCTGGTTGTATATGTAGTTACATTTCATGCTGGACGTATCCTTGGCTGCGCTGGTTTTCTAAAAGCTTGTCTTCTTGTTCACGTCGCTTGGCATCGGCCAGCAACCGTTCACGCTGACTGGCTATTTCATCGCGCAGTGGCTTAAATGCTTTTTTTACGAAAATCATAGGGCTGCCTCCTGCATACTTTTGCGCATGTCGTCTCGACTGGGCTGTGTATAAACTTGGGTGGTCGTAATGTGCTCGTGACCTAGGACCTCTTGCACTTCACGCAGCGCTGCGCCGGTTGATGCATTCTGTAAACGACGAACTGCCCACGTGTGGCGAAGCCAATGGGGTGACGCTTTTACGATGCCGGCAACATTACACCAGTGCGTCATACGCTCCTGATAACTGCGAATACTCATGCGCTGGCGACGTCTAGATAGAATTAGCGCTGTATCGTCGTACGCTTTTTCAGGTGCTGCAGCAATCATGCGCTTGCGAATTTTTAGCAGCGCTTCAAGAGCACGACGGGCCGCTTCGACAAGGTAAATTTCTTGCTTCTTATTTAAGCCGCGCTTGTTGCCTTGCTTGCCACCTTTTTGCATGTGTGAGGCAATGTGCAGGTAGCCTTTATCTAGCGCTAGCAGCGCGTCGTCTACGTTCAGCAAATGCACCGTTTCAACACGCCGGGCCGTGTAGCGCATTAATAGCATCCAGTTAAGGTCGCGCTCTGCTTCAATGTCTTTGAATTTACGGATAGTACTAAACAGAACTTTCTCTTCTTCACGAGTAAAACTCTTAACTTCAGCCATGCGCACGCTCCTTTTGCTGTTGCTTTGCTAATAAACGCTCTGCTAGTTCATCGCCAAAAAACAAACCTAGTGCACCAGGCTTAAGGGCAATAGTTTGATTGGCGCCACAGTTCGTGCTTACTGAACGAATGCCAGCTTTACGCAATGCGGTTGGAATGTTGGTTTCGTTACTCATGGGGCAACTCCATTTTCAACATACCAGCATTGATACGCACAATTTCGTGCAAGCCTTTACGTTGACGCTCGTTAAGATCTGCGTATTGCAGATTAAGCAGCGCTCTCACCATGGTTTCATGCACTTGAAGCTGCATTTTTTGACGTTTAATAATGAGCTGTAGTTGAAGTGGTGACATTTCGCCTTGCTCTCGTTGTGGCGCATCAGCTGCAGGCACAGGTAACATTTCAACGTTTGAATGAGCCATGGTCAGCCTCCGCTTTGTTTTGAAGCACAATTTGCATTTTGAACCAGTGGGCAACTTTGATATTGCCAGCCCTGGTAATACTGTTGAGCTCGGTTGGGGTAATTACGTCGTCTTCGATTGCGTCGTAAATGGTTTGGCAGGTCTGCCCTACTGACGCTTGCCACGAACAAAACTGGTCGAGTAATTTACCTTCTGCTTTCGGGCTAGCATCAACCGGCACAGCAACGAATCCCAACATGGCGTTAATCTGATAAAGCAGCGAATAACATTGGGTGGAAGCCATCATTTCAATAGCGTCGATTAGCCCTAGCTTATAGCTGGGTAAATTGGGGTTTAGTTCGTTGCGTACTGTATTCGCCGTCTTACCCAATGCGCATGCAAACACCTCTGCAGCGTGTGGGTGGCTTTTGAGTAGCAGGTGCGCAGAATGCAAAACTGCGTTATAATTCCTTGGACTTTGCATTAGATCATCCTCATGGTTATGCATTGTTAGTTCCTGCCATGGGCACCTGGTCCGTGCTCGTGGCAATCACCTCTTCTTCGCTTGTACCAAGCAAATTCAGTTCATCGTCTACCTTCTCGGGGTTAAATGCGTGAAATAACGCTGTGAAGTCGTTTAGTGAAATGGATTGAACGAACGCAATGCATCCATCAAACATGAAGAACATTGACGCTTTCATTACATCGCCATCAGGCAAGCTCACTTTAAAATTTCTAATTCTTAGCGACGAGCCATAGGCCATTTGATAACGGCCAGATTCCATACACGTTATGCTGTAACCGTTGTTGTCTTTGTCTACGATGGCATTGCATGAAAGTCTGACTCTCAACTGGCCTTTGTCGGCATGTGAATTTTTAGACTTTTCTCTTACAGCCGAATGCGCACTGCTGTGCTTTACTTCAGTTAATGAAGGCATGCAGGTTACTCCTGAATTGCAGCTGAAGTGGTGGCTTCAAAATTACGAATACCTGCCTCGACAGCCAACGCAATGATTTGCGAGTTAGAGCGCTTTTCACGCTTAGCGGCCGCCTTGATACGTTTTTCTAATTCAGCACTGGGGCGAAAACACATAGGTTTGTTTTTTACGCTAGACACTGCGAAATCCTCTTTTTTGAGTTAGTATGTTTACAAATGAATACATTGTTTATTATAGGTTCAATATTTGGGATTTGAATTCATTTATTGGGATTTTTAATACCGATTTTGAATAAGACTATGAATTATCCAAACGAAAAAGAATTTACACCGCGTCTTGAATGGGTGTTGGCTGACAGAAAAATAACGCCGTGGGCTAAAAAATTGGGCTTATCATCGGGTACGGCTGCACGTTTATTAAGTAACGTTGTGCCAGGTACCGACATTCTGACGGCTATCATGCGCACTGAGCATGTAAACCTGAATTGGTTGCTGGAAGGGAAAGGCACGCCGTTTATGTTAGATAGCTATACGAATGCAGACGCCTTCGAAAATATGTTATCTATTCACGCACAAGACGCCCAATACACTGCATATCTATCCGTTGATATGCAAAGCAGTATGGCTTCTGTTGTGTTAGTACAGCCAGCCACGTTCGAATTCAAAAACAAGTCAATTGAATATCAGCAGATAGAAACACTCTATGGTCCGTGCAGAAACCCGTTGGCATTATCCGAGGCATTAAAGGGGTGTGACATTCACAGTTTCAGTCTAACGCAACTTGATGCAATGGCATTTAGCCGTGGTCAGTTTGGTACCTATAAGCTACTGGGCGACGACAAGCACAAGGGATTGGTAAGTAAGTCTGGCGTAGACCTAATAGTGCAGGACGGTAAAGGCGTCTATTTTGCTGAGATGAAAAATAAGGCAAAACGTGACGCCATGACAGTTGACCACATTGTGCCCAAGAACTTTACTTTTTCTATAAATGATAAATTGGAAGTACTCAACATGGTGATCATGTGTGCCGAGGAGCATCATATTGCTGATAAACTGGATAAAGCCACGAAAATGGAAGTGGTAGAAACACTCGAAGAAATGCATAAGCCCGTTTCGCAAATAACTCCCACTGAAATAGAGTTTGCGCTACGGGCCAGTGTTCACTAAGCTCGTTTTTGTGGCCGTTGGCCAAACCACCAAAAGAATATAGTGGTGGCGATGTACGCCACCATTCGCCAAATCTCCATTGCCGCGGCTAAACGAACGTCTTCACCCAGTCCGTCGACCGATTCAACCAGCGCATTGGCTTCTACCAAAATAATAGTAATTGCAACAGCTACGTAAACCGTTAATGAAGGTCGTACTAGCCCCCGTATCACATCAACTATACCAAGCAAGCCAATAATCCACGTTGGAGCCCCGTTCTCTGGCATGTATTGACGCTTGTCGTGTTCGTAGCTTACGGTTTGCATGGCATAAGCGTTGCTGTCAGCTTGGGCGCTGGCTTCTTGCTGAAGAATACGCAGATTCGCGGTAGATTCTAGTTCTACCATCTTCGCGTCGTGTGCCAGGCGCACATTCTCTTGTTCAATATCCAATGCCCTGGTTTTGTATTGAAACAAGCTTTGCACTGCAGAGCCTAAAATACCTGTTGCCCCACCACCTACTACCGCCATTAGGGCGTCACCTATCCACTCAATCATGCTGTTTCTCCCAAGCATTGATAATTGTTATACGTGCTGGTTTGCCAGCAAGAATGTTGTTGAAGTCGCCTATTGCCCTGCGTGTATCGAAAATGGCGCGTTGGTTTTGGTAGGTACCGACGCGGTAACCTATTAATACACAGCCTAGAACGCTCGTCTTAAAGCCTTTTTCTTTGTTGCCGGCAAACGTGCCAGCATGGGCGAGAATACCGCTTCGTTCTGGCACATCTTCAATAAGATAAAGGTGTGAGCGGCCACCAATTGGTTTACGGGTTTTCACCAAACGCATTGAGTACTTGCCCGCAGTAATGCAGCTAAGATTGGGTAAGTTATTGCGCCACGGCAATTCAAGAGTGTGTGCAAACCAGGGGCCAATGTAGATATTGCCTGGTGTACCTTGGTCGTCGGTCTCGTGCCGTATTAGCTGAATATTCAAAATTTCAACTCTACTTTGACCAGGCGATCGTTAATGTCTTTGTTCACCAGCTGCTGTTCACGCATCTGCGTTTTGACTTCTTCAAACTGCCGGCGCCATATTTCCTGATCACGTGCAGCATCTTCGGTGGTATAGCGTTTTTGATTAACTAGGTTAAAGGTGGTGATAATTGGGCCAATGCTAGCTTTAAGCTCGGCCATTTGAATATTGAGCTTTTTAACTTCTTCCTGCAGCTGATTATCTTTTGACTGAATATCTTCAAACACAAAGTTACTAAGAAAAATTAATAACGACAGTATTAACGTTCCCGAGTTGTGATAGAACCAATTCGTTGGCCCTGTTTTGTCTATGTCTGCCATTACCTTACCTGTTCAACTAAAGTAGAAGTTAACAGGTTGCATTTTGACAATTGAACACGCGCAGTGTTAGGGCAATAGTGCTGTCTATTTCATTTTCATAGACATATCAACATCACGGCCCCGACCCCAATTAATATGTTTTATTTCTCTTATCTCTGCCCACTGACGGATAGCGACTTTTATGGGCGGCGATAGGTTACCGTGCCCTAAGTACACGGTAACGCCATCTACGCCTTCAGATTGAGCAACAAACTTAAACATGCCCTCTGGTGTTTTTAGCCGCACAATTCTAGCTGTTATATATTCTTCAACTTCAACATCGTTTAGCTTCATTACCTGGTAAGACATGCCTATGTCCTCGTTAACCTTGCTTTCTAAAATAAGAGGCTTTCTGATATGGCTCTATGACTTTGGCTGTCATTACAAGACCGTCTTTATCGTCGGTGACATACAGCACGAATGTCAGTGTCAAATTACCGTTTTCATCCGTTTGCAAATCACCAATTCTGGCGGCGATAACGTCACCACGTATCATGTGAGGGTCATCTACAGAGCTTATTTTTGAAGTCGCTGTGGATATGACTTCGACAGCATGTACACCTGGTTGGTCAAACAAAAAGTAACCCTCTGCAGATGTTTGTATTCCATCGCTGGGGGTAACTTGGAAGCGGAACGCTTCTCGGTTAGAGCGCCCTTCAAATGCTTGCACCGAACCATCGTTAACCACAGTCCATTGTCGAGTATCTAAAAGCTTTAGCATTTCGCTTACGGCGAACGCGGCCACATCGATGTTCACGGTACCAGGACTACTTTCTGCACCTTCATCGTCGACAGTAACCAGCTGAAACGTTAAGCGCTGCGCCGTTGTTTTACTGGGCGACGTTGCCGTGGGCCTTGCAGGGTCTTCTAAATTAAGGGTTACTGGGTCGCCTTCGGTTTGCGTCCAGCGCCATTCGACTATAGTGCCGTCAGTATCTTGCGAACCCGTACCATCGAGCGTGAATTGCGTTGCTGCTGCAACTGACTGGTCGGGGCCAGCGTTTGCAACTGGGGGTTGGTTGGCAGTTGCATATACCGTAAAAGTCTGAACATCATACGCACCGTACTGACCATCAGATACATAAGCTGCAATTTTAATATTAGAATCGTCACTTGGGGCTACGTATGAAGCGCTGACAGAGTCATGATTATTAATCACAACTGTAGGTGCGCCATTGTTCACTTGCGCCCATGTTACGTAGGTGCTGGGGGTTACATCAGTCGATAAAGATAAATTGACAGTATCGCCATGAGCTACACCGCCGCCTGAGAATGATACGCTTCTCGATACCTCGCCCATTATTTGCTTCATGGCATCAAAAGCAGCCTGAGCAACATAGTTAAGCTCCTCGTCAGTCCTAAAGTGTATGTTATCACCGCCGGTAAGGTCTACTGAGGTAAGAGGTGGTGTGATGTATGCATTTTCATTTGAGGCGGCAACTGCAATTTGAGCAGACCTCAACGCGTCCTGTCCACTATCAGTAAGCGCTCCACCTCCTGACCCAGAATAATTGGATCGGCTTATTGTGTGGAGTGGAATTATTAACGTTTTAACGCCTAAGTCAGAAGCAAAGTCATTAATAAGACCGTTAAGCATGTCCTGATACTGAGCGTTAGTCGTGCCTTTAGAGTCAACAGCGTCATTTTCTGACTGCTGATATATATTTAAAGTCACACCTCCTATTACGTTGGCTCTCCTAACTGCTGAGCTATACAAATTTCTTCCGCTTTGTGTGTAACTAGAGTCTTTTACGAACTGATCTATTGTGCAACCACCTAGCGCGGCGGGTATGCACACTACAGGTTCATCGTATTCAGCAAGTAAAAGGTTCGCATATCGTATCATCCATGCATCGCCCCAACTAGAATCCCTAGATATATTATCTATTTGGCCCGTTGCTGATTCGTCCCACTCTGAAATCATCTCAGTGACATTATCAGAGTTTCGCAACAACCAGGCTTTATGACCTGATGCGCTTGGTACTAAAGGAGCTGAAGCATCACCTGTACCCCTCATATTTGATTGTCCAGTACCAAGGAAAACAAACCTAGATCCTACAACTGTAACCGTCTGAGATTCACTACCGCTGCTTGCCAGCCTACATTTTAGTGTATGAGTTCCAATAGGTATGGTTAGTTGGAAAGTGCTAGTCAACTCTGATGCTAAAGGCACTACTTCAACGTAAGCCCCATTATTGAAACTTGCTTCAATAGGCTCATTAGGAATGTCCGTTGCTGTAACTGAGAAATCAAAAACTCTACTGCCAGAGCCGCCTTTGATTGGAACAAGAGTTACATTGCTGGTATTTCTTCTATGCAGGTCTATTGATATACCTACACTAGCAGTCGATGGGTTAAATTCAGACGCTTTTTCTGAATACAGTGCAGAATTAGCCATATTTTATACCTCTGTCACGACAGCAAGTGCATCATCCCAAGCTGAATAAGGAGTTTCAGCCGCACCTTCATCTGTACCCCATAAGTATAACTTTTGTCCGTTTGTCACTGAGCTTACGGAACTTAAATCTATATTTACTGTGCCTGATGATGTATTAAGAGTTCCATTTGCTATAGAACTCCCCCCCGATGCCGGTAGTACCCAATAGTTAAAATTAGACCTACCTTGTATATCAGCGGGTATTTCAAATGTAACAGATTTCGACAACCCCGCAACTAGATCAGGGTAAGTTACATTGTCGTGAGTATAAAACTCATTATCTAACCGCAATGCATGAGTTGTAACATTCTGGTTATAGCTTTCTGTGATAGATGCTTGTAAAACCCCATCTAGGAATATTTCAATCTGGTCTCCATTTAATTGAGCCCCAAGAGTGAATGGGTCAGTTGCCACCCTACCTGTCAAAGTGTCAGAATAAAGCGTTATTGAAGAGCCTCCATTGACCTTTTTTAGAACCCTAAAAGACCAGTTTTGCGTTGAAAGAATCAAGGCTATCCAGTCGTCGCTTGCAGTCCTTCTTAAATGAAACCCGTGATTACCTGCTGTTCCATCACCTTGTATTGTGGTTTCAAAGTAGCCATCTGACGCCGCCTCAAATACCGCTTCTGCGTTACCACTAGAAACTATATCGTCATCCACTCCAAGCTTTTCGTTGATTATCAGCCAAGAGCCGTTGGTAGTTTCTATAAATTCACTAGGAACCCCATTAGGCCCATTCGCGATTCCGTCAAAAGTTAAAGTTGCCATTATCTATCTCTCTATACTGTAATTGAAATTGTGTTAGACCATGCGCCTACTAGCGCACCGTTTAGACAACGGCATCTGATCTGGTATGTGCCTGAAGAAAAGTTAATCGAGCGCTTAAAACACCCAACAACACCCGGTAAACCTGTGTTGGGAACGGATAAAGGTGACCAACTAGAACCACCGTTACTCGAAACTTCAAATTCCATATCCGTCATGGCTGCTCGGCAGAGGTCTTTCATAGTAGGGTACGTTTTTAAAACATGGACTAATTTAGGGCGGGTTCTAACCGGACTGTAAGTGCTATAAGAACCAAATCCTTTGGGTTGGTTTTGAAGTTGTTCCGTGCTTACACAGCGAACACCATCAACCATGCAGTTCCATATTTCTATGTATGGACTAGAGTGACTCGGTGAAAATACTTCACGAACTCCCGAAGTTCTAACAAACTCGGTATTGGCAACCGTGGCCGAACCCTTGGCGTGAGTACGAAGCATTTTACAAGCGCCTTCGTAACGTGAGTGGTTTATTTCAGCGCGTTTTTTTAAATCCGTTACAGAATCTGAACCATTCTTTAGGTCACAACCATAAATATCTACGGAATATTTGAACGCTTCTTCTCCGTAGTAATTACCGTTAACTACAAAGCAATCAGAGTTACCGAATCGGCTGTCATAATCACCGAAGTTAGATTCTAATAACAAATCAACATCACAGAAATGAAGCTGCTGCTCTTTTACGAAAGGTCCATACAAATCCCCCGCTACCGCGACTTGCCAAGTTTCATACTGACCTTCGTAACCACCAATAAAATCCATTTTGTATACTTCTAGTGACTCCGCGCCACGAAGGTTAATACCGTTCCTACGGTTTCTAACGGTTACGTTCTCAGCAAGATAATGAGCGTTGGCGTTAGAGCCTCGGTAGCCATCACGCTCGTTCTGTTCAAGGACACCCGACAAGTAAATATCTGCGGTATACAGGTCTTTAAGTCTTGTAACAGGTAGCACATCGAACATTAAATTAACGTCATTGCCGTTGACCGTAGCACTTAATTCGGGAACTGCTGGCGTTTCAGTTCTTAGTAGTTTACGCACATAAATATTTTGAACGTTACCTTTGTACTCTGCCGCAGTTATTTGAACTTGCGTTGCATTGGCTGGCGCTCTAATAAGCCAAACCTCAGTACCTTCCAAGCTGTGACTGTATTGGCCTACTGCACTACCGATTTTGGGTGTGACTGAACCGCTTTCTATGCCTACCAACTTCAAAGAAATCTGATAAACTTCACCCTCTTCAAAGTTGTAGTTAGCGCTTAAAGGATTACTTGTGCTGTTTGCATAATAGTTACCGCCACTTTTAGTCCAACCGCTGCCGGTAAAGCTATCGGGCTGAACCACTTTTGCGCCCACTTCTGGTGAAGGAAGTATTCTAAAGCGGTGCATGTAGATAAAGTTTTCAGTGCTGTATCTAAAGTAATCTATTGCTTCTTCGCCAGGGTCCAAATGTAGCCAAGCATCTAAAGGCATGTAGCGTAGCGAACCGTCTTCGGTAGGCACTATTCTCGCCCCGCTAGGCAAATCAATCTGGCTAGAGAAAGCATTCTCCGCACCTTGCACTGAGACTGCATTATCCATTTGGGGAATGTGCATATAAGGTAGAGAAAGTGTTTTGTTTGCATAGACCGGCAACACATCGTCTGTTACTTCGGCTTTTACGCCACGCCAGCTTTCACCTTCGGTAAGAACTACGGTTTCGTTGTATAGCGTACCGTTAACTGTAACGTTGTTTAAAACAAACGTAGAAGCACCACGAGCGTACACAAAAGGTAAAGGTGCAAGGGCTTTGTAATCGCCCCCGTTGATTGTAATTGTAGAACCTGCATGGCCGACAATTACGCCAAGGCCGCTTGTTTCATCCAAGTTGCACCCGCAATTATTAAGCTCACCGTCTTTTTTAAACTCGTAAGCAAAACCATCACCTTGTATTCTTCGCGTCCATGACACCATACAGTCACGAGCCGTGGACGTTTCAGAAAAGTGAATGCCTTTGCAGTCATAGCTAGACGTTAGCCCTTTAACATCGACGGGGCATTCAAAACGAAAACCTTCATCACTAAAACCCTGCGTATCGACATAACGAACAATCGCTTTGCTACCTTGCTCTAAGTGAATACCAATAAAGGGCGTAGAGTTTTCCGCAAACAGGTTGTTTTCATTAACTACCTTCCCGCCTACGATTTCAATTTCAGAGTGCCCCGCTCTTACTGCAATACCTATATCGCCAGAGCCGTTAATATCAAAACCTTGAAGCGATACATTGCTAGAGCCAATAGGAATATCTAAAGCTTTTAGCAAGGTTTTTATAAACGTTAAACCTCTTAGCACCCAATCAAACATGCGATATCCACCTGTGTTTATTAACCCTGCGTTACTCATAATGGCACCATGTATTTCGGTGCCACGATTATCTTTAGTGAGCGTTAAAAGGTTTTGGGAGTCCTTGATTTTTACGCTGTAAAAACGGTGGTAGTCCGCGCTCAATAAAATGAAATTCTCAGGAGCGTTGACAATCCAAGGAGACCGATTTTCAAGGCTGATATCTATGTCGCTCTCGCCAACTTGCAAGCCAAAATAAAAAGAAAACCATGCGCCCTCTGTCGCTTCATCAATATCGAAGTTCCAAGGCGCGGTTCTCGGAACCCAATCACGTATTTCTGAAGGGTGAGAGCCTATATAAAAATTATCGCCACGCTCTATACGATAGTTAGGATTCTCACCATCGCTATCGCTGTATATTCGGTGGTATATGCTATTAATATCTTGAACAGGGTTACAATCGGCCCAATCTTCACCTTGCGTCCAACCGTCAGCGTCTTTTAAATTCACATCAAATAAACGATTAATACTCACTGACAGGTATCCTTATTTTTATTGACTCAACCGTCATGCTTCCGGTAATTCCGTTATTTCTTCGTTTGAAGTAGACACGCTCTGCCTCTGTAAGAAACCGGTAAGGTTCAGCCTCGTAAACAATATTGGGGGCGCTATTTGAAATAGTGACTGCCATGTGTCGGTTCATTGAATGCACGATAAGAATGATTTCAAAGCTGTAATCATCATAATCATCACCGAAAAATCTAAGCGCATCGGTAGAGCCCGAAGCATCATCTACTGAGTAGTTGCGGTAGTTGTTAGGGTCTTGGGTCCAACTAAGCCCCATATAGTTAGGTGTTTGGGGTGTAATATCCTCGCTGTACCAATAACCGTCTGCGCGTTGGTAGAAAGTTCTAAAAGGACTTTTAAGCGTACCAAAAGCAACATCAAAATAACCGTTTAAAGAACGGTAGTAAGAATGGTCTGCGTCCAGCGTAGCCCACGAGTTATCGAGTTCAACGTAGTCAATGATTCCTTCAAAGTATTCGCTATTGAACTCGCCTATTTTATATAGGTCAGTGACTGTCGTTTCGTACTCGTGCCACTGGTGATTAGCTAAAGTAGGGTTATCCGGCAAACCATTCCCGCCCACACCCATCGGGTAAACTCTTAGTTTTATACTGCCTGAGTAAGCAGAGTTAAGGCGTATGATTGTGCCTCTTTGAAAAATTGCGAACTTTCTTGAGTCTATGACAGTCGGGATAGTTATCCACCTATCAGTGAGCGATATGTGAACTAATCCGCGCACATCATCGAATCTAATTTGCCGCTCATTGTTTGGGGAGTCAGCCGGTAATACTTCAGTCTTTTTAAGCGTCGGATAATCACTCAAAATATGCGTAAGGCTTGGGTTTTGACGAACCGGAGGGCTTAACGCCAAAGACTTCTTATCTTGCGTTACTGATTCTGGTAACTGCTCACTTGAAACTGTGCCGCCAATTTCAGGGAAATTAGGGAAACGCTTTGCTGTGTCAGGGAGAACGTCATTTATATCACCTTGTACTTGCACCCAAGTGGGCCACTGTGTAGCGGTCACAGGGGGATCGACAATCATTGAAAAGCTAATTTCACCTACGCTACCAGGACCGTCACCGTATGCTTCAGCCAGTCCGTTCTGCGCTTGTGTTAGTGAAGTTATAGCGGACAATAAGGCATCGTTCTGACCAAGCGGTATCAGGGTCGCGCTTTTCTCTACTATGTCATTGCCCGTATAAGCAATGGCCAGCGTCAAAGTACGATTAACGGTGTTTCCGCTTGTAACTACTCGCGGCCTATCACCTACAATAAAAATCACGCTACCCGGCACTACTGAGAAGTTTGAGTCATTGGTGTTTATTTGAATTACGTTAGTGTTGTTATTAACACTAACGCTTGGGAACTCTCTCACTGCGCTCATGACGGACGTCCTTCTACGCTAATTAAACTCAATCTTTGAGAGTCGATAAATTGCTGCAGTAGAGCACGCTGTTGACCTTCAACCCTCAGGCGGTATGAAAACGTTCCCAGTGAGGCATTAGTATCTGTATAAGTGAATGAACCTCCCGTTCTATCTCTTTGATTACAACTGGGCTCACTTCTATCATCCTGACGAAACTCATTGTACTCGACTGTACCTGTGATAACTTTTCGCTGAAGCTCGGACCATCCCCCACCACCAAGGCTACGTTCAAGAATTAGTGTGGCTTGGGGTACGAAGCTTGAATCTGTGGGGCAAGCACCATCAGATGTATGGTTTCCATCCCACCCAAAACTGCAACTAACCGTTTTAGGATTTCCATTAGTAGTAAATGGGCCCACTTCGACCGATGGGTTAAGTGTTAGAAGTGTTGAGTCACCACCATTAATTAACTCACCCGTTGTTAACGAGCCTCCCAGATATTCATTAGCAAAGCTGTCTTTCCATCCATATTTACCATTGGATTTGCGAAGCTGGCTGTAGTCTGGCTCACCGTCTGCATTTAAAATAGGGTCGCCTTCCCATATCACTAAATTATCCGGCCCAAAACCGTCGTAGTCTTGAACACGCATAAAATGCTCACGAACGGTTACTTCCCGAGCTGCTCTAATAGTTCCCGTAAACTCAGTGTTTGCACCTATTTCTAACTTGCCAGTAATAGTATTGAGGTTAAAAAACACTACGCCTGCTCGACTGGCGAACTTAAGGTTGTCCATGTAAAGGTGAATTGATGAATTGTTGTTCCCGCCCTGAATACTTAAGCCTGTGAACTCTTCGTTTTCGTCTACGACGCCTAAGTAGTAAGTGCCGCCAAGCTCACCAAGCTGGTCTTCCAACGCCTGCATGAAGTTAATAACAGAAAGTTCCTCACCCGCACTGTTCGTTACTTTTACTTCTTCAAACGACCGAACCAGAGGTGCACCGGCAATCCAATCGCCGTTCTCATCTTCATAGCCGATATTTACCTGCTTAAAGTCTGCAAATTGCGCCTCAACTGTCTTGGTACCTACCTTCTGCTTCAGCCCGATTATCTCCGTGCTGTTTATCTGGTTTGCGCTTACCGCTTCAGTAACGTTGTAAATAAGCTGTTGGTACTGGTCGCCCTGCTCACTGGTTTGGGTACTCCAATAAGACACATCATTAGTAATCGCTTCAATGTGATCACCCAGTGCTGCGGGCAAGCCAGGCCACTGCACCAAAGCAAAGGTTTCTGGCACAAAATCTTGTGCATCAATACCAATCAGGTTGGGAATAGTCACCGATAACCAATTAGGGTCTGCAGCTGTGTCGTTTACCAGTCGGTACCAAACCGTTACCGTGCCGTTATGCGGCGTGTTGGTTATAGTAATTGTGAGGTTACGACCAGCATTAATGGCGGCGTCAAAGTTCTCTTGTGCACTACCTTCGAATGAGTACTTCCATTCGTAGGTTGCTCGACCATTCGGTGGTGTTGGACCATTCACTATTACGCGCCCTGGCAAAATATTAATGCCAATGTCATCGGTCGGGGTTGATGTCGCTCCTACGTTAAACGCCTTTTGTGTAGCCACACTGTTTTTTTCAAAGCGGTTCTGAGCAGAAATTGCAACGCTGTAGTCGCCTAATGCTAAATTGTTAATATCCAACGCAGGTTGCGTCGGGTAATAGACCTGGCTAAAACTATCTACAGGTTGTTTGGTTATTAGCACCACGTAACGGCGAACACTATCAGGGGCGCTATGCTCCCACGTTAGTAAACCTTGCCGATAAGCATCGTTTGGCGTTGGCGAATAATTAATATTCTGTGGCGCTGACACGTACGTATTGTCTATGTCAGTGTTTGGCGTTAAATCTCGCTCTGATGGTATAACGCTATCGCTATAAATCTCTGCAGTTGTTTCTTGTAGAACCAATGTCCAAGTAAATGATTCAGTGTCAAAGTCGAAGTCGATAACTTCGTATTCTTTACCGATAATATTGTGCTCTTTGAACTCAATGTTCACCACTTTGCCAGGCGAACACTTAATACCTTTCCAGCCAACCACGACCTTAAGCGTATCACCCGCGGCTAACCGTTCCATGTAGACTCTATTTAAGCGCTGACACATGGTGTCAGAATTGGTGAATGCCAATTGCCTTGCATGCTGCAGATATTTTTTATCGCGTGTATCACGGTAATATTCACTGAAGATTTCAGTGCTATTCGTTTCTTGATAAAAGGAATCAGGGTCGATGAATTTGGCAACAACAGCATTGCAGCGGTCTTCAAGTGGTGTGTATGGCTGACGGTCTACGTCTGCCTTTAAATCATCTTCCGTTAGTGTAACGGTTGCAGGGCCTCGATAAGCCGCTGTTAGAATCCAATACTTACCGCCAGCTTCAACCCAGCGACCACCGCAGCTTTTAAGTAGCTCGTCTTCAACAATCCGCTGCCCTTGTGAAAGGTCTATTACACCGTTACAAGTCCAGCGCTTTTCAGTGTGCGTGTCGCCGTTCTTATCTTCGAAGCTAATAACTTCATCGCATAAATTTGCCTCATAGGCCAAGTTAGCCAGGTCAAACATTTCAATGGGTAATACTTCGTCACCGCCGAAGCGCTTCCAGTACAAATTGATAAGAACAGGGTTTTCGGTCCATTCCCACGTACTTTGGTCATCGGCTCTATGGTCACCATTTCCACCTACGCTACTGTCTTTTCTTGGGTCGTAACACTTAATGCCGGCAACTAAAAATTTCACGTCCTGTACGCCGTTCGGGAAGATGTCAGGGTTCACTTCGTACTTGTGATAAGCGTACGTTATGCCGAAACCTATGCAGTCTTCATCTACATTGGTCATTTCTGTGCGTGCAGTAGCGTTTGCTGTTGTTTGGTCACCTAGCGCCACTTGAATTCTGTAGCCGTTACCACTTAGTGAAGACGCGTCTTTTCCATCAAGCTGGTAAAGCTCTACGCTTTCACACGGGTGTGCAGCCAGTGGCGTGAAGAACAAGTTGTATTCTTTCTTATTAAGCGTGCGCTTTTGGTACTTAGTAATAGGCCCACTTGTCACTGTTTTGCCTACAATCATAAGTCGAGGGGCGTTGCTTTCTGTTCTTAGGTCTTGGTGGCCTGTCCCCAACGAACTCATGTCTGGCATTTCTGGCTGAAGCAGTGAGCCAAACACACCGCTAATCAACCCAAAGGCAAATTTCAAACCGCCGCCGACTAAGCCAACCAATGCGCCACCAACGGCTTCAACCGCTTTACCCACTAACCAACCCTCCATACTTTTTTAATTAAAAGTGGAGAGAATGTTTCTATCCCATATTCACCCGGGGCGAGTACTTCACCAAACATAACGCCTGCTATGTCTCTACCGTCGTTTTCAAATAAAACAACATCACCGCGACGCACCTCTAATCTTGAAACTGTTGGACCGAAAGCGTGAGTAAGTACCGCTTCTACACTATCGAAGCCCTGCTTTTTCAATTGTTTCATAGCGCCAAGTTCGCTCTTGTATTTGCCGCGAAACGTAGCTGCAGGATCAACGCCTGTAATAGTCTGTGCCATGTCAGCTACAAACAAACAGCAGTCATTCACACCCCACTCAAAGGGCGTGTGCTTTTTACTTTTTACAAAATCTGTCAGGCGAACTGTCCAGTCGGTGTGTCTTATCATCGCTGCCTCGTTGTTGTTGTACCGCCACCTCTACCACCGCGGCCACCACTGCTCACGGCGTTACTTCCGCTGTAACTACTTAGCGGCCCTTTAGCTACGGCTTCAACGTCATCTAAAAAACTGTCGTTAGGATAAATTGCACGCTGACTTGCTGCGCTGTACGTGGTGTAGCGTTTTGGTTGGCTCCATCGATGGGTGTAGCTAACACATTCGACAGAAATAGTCGGTGGAGCGCTGTACTTGGCAGGGGTGTTGTTAACGATGCCGAGATAGATAAGTTGCTTTGCAACCAGCTGCTGGTCGTCATTAAAGACACCAAG